TAACTGCATTAGATTTTTCTGCTTTTACCGAAGGTAAAATAACTGAGAAATTTGATGAGCTCAATAAAGCAGTTGAAGAATTAACACTTAATATACAAGAATCTTATGAAGCTATTACAACTCCATTAGACGAAGAACTTCGTAATGATGATAGTGATGCCGATGCTGGTGATGATGGTAGTAGAGATGGAGACACCTCTCCATCGTCAGGATCATACTCATCTCAAGAATCTCAATCCGGAGATTTATCTGGAATAGGGAGTAAAGAGCAGCAAGCATTACTTTCTACGATTAGATATGCAGAAGGAACTGCTGGACCTACTGGATATAGTATGTTCTTTGGTGATAAATCTGGTCAGGCAAAGTATGGTGATCTTACACAGAAATCTGTTGCAGAAGTTGAAGAACTAGTAACCAAGTTCTTACAAGACCCTCAATCTAAGGTTGGTAATGGTCAAAGATCTGCTGCTGTTGGTGCATATCAGTTCATCGACATCACTGGATTGGCAAAATCTGTTGGTATGAGTACTGATAGAAAATTTGATGAAGCATTTCAGGATGAATTAGCACTTAAGTTAGCAGCAAAAGCGGGTATTAGTGCTGAAACTTTAAGACGGGAAGGACTTTCTGAGGCAAACATACGTAAACTTTCTGGAAGATGGGCATCATTCCCAGGAAATAATTATGGACAACCTACTAAACGTATTAATGACTTGCAAAGTAGGTATAATCAAGAATTAAAAGAATCCGAAACTACTACTTCAAGCACTAATATCTCCGGATATAGAGTAACACGAATGGGTAGAAATATTTCTTCTCTATCAGAATTACCACCCCATCACAATAAATCTAATGCTACTAGAACTTCTGATGGCAGATTAGTTAATGACTTTACTATATTCCAAGGAAATAAATTTCTAAATCTTCCCGTTCCATCTCCAGTAACAGGAACTGTTGAATGGGCAGGGAATTCTGGCAATGGTGGTTTATGGGTTGAAATTTCATCCCCAGAGGGTAAAGTTGAATTAGGACATTTTAACTCAATCAGAGTTAAAGCAGGACAAAAAGTTAATGTTGGGGATATTTTAGGGTTACAAGGTCATACTGGAAGAGTAATTCCTGCAGGACCTGATGGAACTCATATCCATATTCAGGCACCTGATGCTGTGATTGAAAAATATATTCAAATGATTAATTCAGGCTCATTCTCAGGTACAAAAGTATCTTCATCTGAAATTAATCCTTCTCCTGGAAGGAATGCTCAAAGTAGTAATATTGCATCTGCATCAAGATCTAAAATTATTGCGATTGATGATTCTCAACTTCCTTCTAATGGTATGTCTCAACCACCTTCTGATGATGGGGTGATGACTGCATTTGCTGATTATGATGAAATGTTGAGGCAACATCAGAAAACAAATCTTTTAACAGAACTCTCTTATACATAATGTCACAAGAAAAATCTATATTCACAGAATTAAGAATTCAGTCAACTGATGGAGAAAGGTTAGCTGATCTCTCTCAAGGTGTCGTTGCGTTCGAATATTATGAGGACATCTTTTCTCCCATAATAACTGGAAAACTTAGAATTATTAATTCTGATAATTCCATTCAAATTGAAGGTCGTGAAGGAAAAGAATCTCTTTATAATGGTCTTCCTTTAAGAGGAGGTGAAAGATTGACCTTGGTTATTGCATCTAATAGTATCTCTAATCCAGGATTAGATTTTAGTAGAGTTGAAAAATATTTTTATGTTTCTGCAGTTACTGATGTTGTAACGGAAGGATCTCAAGAATCATTTACTTTACATCTTGTTCCTAGAGAAGCAATTACAAATGAGACTGCTAGAGTATCTGGAAAGTTTCCAAGTTCTTTAAGCATTTCAGATTCTGTAAAAAATATTATAAAAGATCACCTCACTATTACAGAATCTAATACCAAAATAAACACCGGAATAATTGACAAAACTAGTAACAAGTATGGTTTTATGGGCAATATGCGAAAACCATTTACAGTTTTAACATGGTTAGCTTCAAAGGCAGTTCCTGAATCTAGGGAGGTGAAGGGAGGAAGTGCGGGATTTGTATTTTACCAAACAGTTAATGGATTTCAGTTCAGATCATTAGATGAGCTTGCAAAACAAAAACCAATAGCAGAATATATTCATTATGATGTAGTTGATACGTATGATAAAAATCTTAGAAAATCCGACGGATCAAACAATATAATTAGGTTTTTTATTGAAAAAAATTCAAATTTGATTGAAAAACTTCGTCTTGGTTCATATTCTAATGAATCTATGTATTTTAATCCATTAACATTAAGTTTTAATCAAAAAATTTATAAAAGCGCAGATTATCAAAAAAAAGTTGAAAACCTTGGAAGTAGATTTAAACTACCTCCAATAAATAGTGATACTGGGGACACTTTGGGAGATGTACCTACTCGTAAAATGACTTTTGTATCTGATATTGGAACTTATGAAAAAGGTGTAGATAGGGAAATTAATGCAGACCCTACTGAATTTCAGAATCAGGCATTGATGAGATATAACACTTTATTCACTCAAACAATAAGTATGACAGTACAATCAAATACTAATTTAAAAGCGGGTGATGTTATTGATTGCAAATTTCCCAGATTGTCAGAATCAAATTCAAATGAATATGATCCCGAAACAAGTGGTCTATATATTATTAAAGAATTGTGCCATCACTTTAATACAGTAAACTCTTATACCTCATTGAAAATAGTTAGAGATACATTTGGTCCACAAGTTAAAAAATAATGATAGATCAAGGAGCACTTCAAAGTAATTTTTTAGGTAGAGATGGATTCAGATGGTGGATAGGGCAGATTGCTCCCTACGAATCCATGTCAGAGCAACTTGGAGACTCAGGATGGGGAAATAGATTTAAAGTTCGCATTATGGGGTATCATCCGCCCACAGAAGCGGAATTGAAAAATGAAGATTTGCCATGGGCACAAGTTCTGCTACCGCCAACAGCAGGTAGTGGTGCTGCAAATGCAATGACAAGTGTCCAGATTCAACCTGGAGACATTGTATTTGGATTCTTCTTGGATGGAGATAACGCACAAATACCAATCATACAATCTGTTTTTGGAAGAACAGATCTTTCGTCTAGTGCAGAGTATAGTAGTCCATTTACGCCATTTACTGGATTTTCTTCTGCAATACCAAAGAATTCTAAACAAACCACTTCTCAACCTAAAGATTCGATTACTACAGAGTCAAACGAACCGAAATCTACTAGTAATCCATCACCAAGAACAATATCTCAAGATCAAGCACAAAAAGTTGCTCAAAAAACTGGTTTAGTAGAACAGACAATTAATGCTGCTATAGGTACTAAAATACCTCTTGCTAATACGACCAAAAATACAATGGTCGATAAGATTAGTTCAACGATTCAAAATCTTATCAATAAACTGAAGAGATTGAATGGCAACATAACTCAGATGAGATATGCTATATCAAATGCTATTGATGCAGTTACCATATCTGCAAATGGAATCATTGGTCAACTGTTCGATACTTTGATCAATGGAAACGATGGTGGATTTATTGGAATGATTGGTCTGTTGAAGGAGGGATTAGATTTACTATACAAACTAGTATTTGCAAAAGTTCTTGCAGCTACAGGAAATCCTATTGTTGCTCATCTTGCAGGTGTTGCTGCTCAACAGGCTATGGTTACACCAGTAAAACTACTTGAAGAAGCATTTCACTGTGTGGTCGGTCAAGTTGTTAGCGCCGCTACAAATATAATTGCAGATTTGGTTGATTCGACTCTTGGAAATATAGAAAGGTTTGTTACTTGTGCGGGAGAGCAATTTGCTGGAAGTTTAATTAATTCTATTATTAGATTATGCGAAAACTTTTTGGAAGGACCGCTGGGTGCTATTACAAAACTATTACAGTTCTTCAGTGACTTTAATGTCGGAAATATATTAAGAGATGCGATTGGGTTATTATCTGAAGGAGCTATCGGATTCTCTTGTAATCAGAATTATGATAGTTACAAAGGTCTACTTAACGAGTGGGTTATTGGTAGAGGTCCATCCGGATCTACATCAACAATAACTGATAGTATGGAAGGTACATTTAGAGAGATTAGAAATATTGCAAACAAAGTAAACAATGCGGAAGAAGAACTTGGAGAATGCTTTAGTGGTCTCCGTGACTTTGCAAGTCCTCCGGTGATTAATATTTTTGGTGGTGGAGGAGGATCTGGTGCATCTGCAATTCCTATTTTTGGAAATGTTGTTGAAGGTCCTAATGGACCAACCGCAAGTGTTGTTGGGGTTCAATTAACTAATAGAGGATCGGGATATGTTTATCCACCATTTATCGAAATTGTAGATGATCAAAATCAGGGATTTGGTGCTGTTGCAAGGTCTATTGTTAATGAAAGGGGAGAAATAGAAAGTATTTACATGGTCTCTGAGGGTGAATTCTATTCTGTAGGTGACGTATTAGATTATAGTATTCTTGAAGTTATTGTTGAAGATGGTGGATATAATTATAATAATGATACTATAATTAGAGACGATAAAGGAAATCTGTATGATTACGTTCTTAATGATGGTAGAATCACTCAGGTTGTGCCACTAAATAACACTACTGATGGTCTTCCTAATCTTACTATTTCCGGAGACGGATATGGTGCAATACTTAGACCTGTATTAGGAGCTATTAATTCTAGTGCATATACTGAAGATTCAGATGGAAATCTATCTTCTAACCTTACTAATCTCTTTGCAGGTAAACCAACCAAAGTCATAGATTGTCCAGAATAAGATGTCAGAAAGATCGAAAAATACGTGGAAAAGAACACTTGTTAGTTATAATCCTAACTTCAGGATTGATACTGCTAACCCTCAAATGGGTCAGAGTGGAACTGATGTTTACAAAATTTATGGCGTAACTGACAACGGAGATTCTCAATCTTCTATCAGTTTGAGTAGTAGTGGTGTAATGGAGGTCTTAAATGACAGAACCATTGTAATTTCTGGCGGAACTGTAAATAATGAAGGTGAAGAAGATGTTATAATTGTTGGTCAAAATGGTAATATTTCAATTTCTGCACCTAATGGAAAATTACGTATCCTTGCAAAGGATATTATGCTCGATGCCGAAAGAGATTTGCACTTAAAAGCAGGTAGAAATATCAATATCAAAGCAGTTGGTGGTAAGATCACACAAGAATCTCAGAAGCAAGATATTATAGGAACATCTGGAAATCTCATTACTCAGTTGGGTATGGACTTTGCCACTCAGGTATTTGAGGGTAGTTTTGTTGGTGGTGATTTCTTAGGTGGAATTATTGGTCCTATTGCAGGTAATATTGTCAATGATGTGTTAGATACTGCTACTGGTGGTCTTGTGGGAGGAATTGGTGGAGTAGTTGGTAATGTTGCAGGTGGTGTTCTCGGTGGTGGACTTGGTGGTATAGTCGGTGATGTTGCAGGTGGAGCATTGAGTGGTGGTCTTGCTGGTGCTGCTGGTGGACTTGTAGGGAACCTTGGAGATAGAATTGCTGGAGACGTTGCTGGTGATATTGCAAGAAAGTATGCTACAAAACAGTTTGGTAGGTAATTAGAAAATGGCAGATACTTTTTGGGATATCAATAATTACAAACCACCTGCAGATGGGTCGGTTTTTTATGGAAAAGAGCAACATTTTAACGAGGATGTAGTATTCTATAAGGGGGTACGTATCCATGGTAATCTTGAATTTGATTATACAAAATACGACAAACTTGTAGTCACCCAATTAGAATCTATTGGTCCTGGACAAAACCTTTTTGAAGGTCCCGTAACCTTCAATAGTGATATCACTATTAATGCTACTATTAATACTGATGATTTATTAGTAAAAAATACTTTTCAACTTGCCGAATATGATCCTGAAATTCAAGGTTCACTCCCTGTAATTTTTGCAAGCAAATCCCCTAGAAGAGTTGGTATTAATACTGCAGAAGCTGCAGGGCAGTTTCAAGTTGGAGTTGAAGAGCAATCATTTACTATTCTCAACAGTGGAACAGTAGGTGTAGGTTCCGCTGCTCCGGGTGAATGGATTAATGATAGTGAAGATCCTAATTATGCTGTAAGTCAAAGATTAAAATTAGATGTTCTTGGAAGTATAAGAATTAAAAATACCATTTTTGATTCTGCAGATGTTCCAGGTAAAAATGGATATTTCTTTGCCAGAGATCAGAGAGGTGTTAGATGGTTACAGCAACTTGCTGATGATGATGGTGTGATGCCTTTATCCGTTGTTCTTTGGGGAGGTAATGGAAACTTTCCTCCTCCAGGGTATGAACTCTGTGACGGTTCTAATGGGAAACCCAATTTAGCGCCAATTACAGATTTGAATGGAAACACGTTTCAATACATCATTAAAGTTGTTTAACTTTCCTCATAAATATTTTCATAAAAGGTATCAAAGACAAAAGATAAATGGCATCTAAATTTTACGTACAGGATACGGGAGTATACATCCCAACAGATGGATTAGCACAATCTTTTTCCGTACTAAACTTCAAGAGTGCTAATAGTTTAGGTGTTGGTACTGAAATTGTAACGCCAACATCTAATAATGATAATCCAAATTTTATTTCAGATATTACTCAACTTAGTCTTTGGGGATATGACGTTGATGAAAATGTATATCGGGTTACTCCGGTAGGCGTCAATACTAGTATTGTAATCGGACAATTTAATGTTGGGGAAAATAATGGTGAGGATTTAGTAGTTACTTCTGAAGGTAGAATTGGCATTGGTCTGAGTACGCCTGAGTTTAAATTAGAAGTTTCTGGTAATGCAAAGATCCAGCAAGAAGCTGAGATTGGATCTACACTAGATGTTACTGGGGCAACAACATTAAATGATACTCTTATTGTTACATCTTCAACTACATTAAATGATACTCTAGATGTTACTGGCGCAACTACACTTGATGATACATTAGATGTTGCTAACAATACAACACTTGGTGGCACTCTAGATGTAAGTTTGGCAACTACTATTAATGATACTCTAGATGTTTCTAGTGCAACAACATTAAATGACACGTTAGTCGTGCAAAGTTCAGCAACATTAAATGATACTCTAGATGTTATATCAGCAACCACATTATCAGATACATTAGATGTTGCTGGTGATGTGACTGTAACTTCTGCAACAGGATCAGTTGATAAAGATACTGGATCTATTGTTACCGAAGGTGGTGTTGGAATTGAAGAGAATCTTAATGTAGGTCAAAATGCTACAGTTGGCGGTACTCTTGAATTAGAATCTTTCCTCAGAGATGTTAATGACTATACTGCAGATGATAAGAGAGATTGGAGATTATCTGCAGTAGGAGCAGGTGTATCTTGGAGACCATCTGGTGTTGAAACTCAGAATACTATTTGGGTAACTAAAGACGGAGATGATAATAATAGTGGGTTGTTAGAAGGTGACGCTAAAGCAACTGTTGGTGGAGCAGCTGAAGTAGCACAAGAAGGCGATACTATTATTATCAAACCAGGTATCTACCTTGAAAACAATCCTATTGGTCTCCGTACCGATGTTTCTGTTACTGGAGAAGATATACGTTTAGTTACTATAACTCCACAGAATGTTAATCTAGATGTTTTCCATGTAAGACGTGGATGTCTGGTAGAAAACTTAAACTTTGCAGGAACTAGTGTTGCAGTAAATCACAGTGGATGTGGTGCAGTTGCTTTCCCTCCAATTGCATTATCTGAAAGGGCAAACACTGGATATATTGCTGCTGGTCCTGCTTTAGAAGGTCCGAGTGGAAGATGGAGATCTCCATATGTCAGGAACTGTACCAACTTCATGTCTGGAAGTATTGGCATGAGGATTAATGGTGACCATGCTTCTGTATCAGATCCAATCAATAATATTGGTAATAATCTGAAGTCAATGGTTTGCGATTCATTCACTCAATACAATGAAAATGGTATTGGTGTTTCTATTACAAATAATGGTTATGCTCAGTTAGTTTCTATTTTTACGATTGCATCGGATATCGGAATTTACTGTGACACTGGCGGATCATGTGATCTTACAAACTCTAACTCTTCTTTTGGTAATTATGGATTGTATGCTAAAGGTCTTGGTGCAGTAGAATATACTGGAGTTGTAGATAGATATCCACCAACAAAAACTTCTCCCGGTGTAATTGCTAATAGTGACGTAGTTACATTTTCTGGGGTTTATGATGTTTTTACTAATCCAAGAAGACCTTATGATGGACAGGCAATCTTCTTTAAGATTGATCTGACAAATTATGGTGATGTTGATCAAACCTACGTTGCTGGTTTACCATCAAATATTCTTACTGAACCTATGTTGCAGGTTCAGGAAATTAAAGTCACCAATGGTGGAAGTGGATTCTCTCCTCTTGCACCACCTACTGTGATTGTTAGAGATGCAGATGATTTCACTCAAGATCCAAAAGGACCACAGGGAATTATTGCAGAACTCAGTCCTACGATTGATGAGGTAACAGGATCTATCACTGCTATTGATGTTGTAAATAGCGGTAGAAATTATCTTCCTTCACAAAACCTTGAGGTCTTTATTGATGGTGGTGGAGCGACAGCAGAATTAATTACGCAACCAATTTATTATACTGTAGATGTTTCGACACCAGTGACACCAGTTTCTGGTATTGCTACAGTCACTTTTAATGAGTTTGTTCCATATGAATTATTTGGTGGAGAGCAAGTTGAGTTCAAACGTATTAGTAGAATTTTAACCAGTTCTCACTCATTCGAATATATCGGTACTGGTGTTGATATAAATAACTCAACACCTTTCCAAGGCGCTGTTCCTATTAAGGACAATGAAATCGTTGCATTAGATGGTGCCCAAGTTCCATTTACTAGCACGGACCAAAAAGGTAACTTTGATATTGGAGAGGGATTCCAAATTAACCAACCAACAGCAACGATTCGTGGAAGAGATTTTAGTAAGGCAATACAAGCAGAAGTCACACCGCTTATACTCGCATTAAGGTAAAAAATTATGGCAGTTGCACCACTTAATAAGTTTTTAACAGTTGCTGTTCCAGTAGCACCTGGTGAGCAGACGATCTATACAACTCCAACTGGAGTTTCTGCCATCGTTCTGTATGCTCAGTGCGCTAACGTTGGTGTCGGAACATTCCCTACAGTTACGTTTACTCATCGAAGAAAGAGTACTTCTGCAAGAACAGTAGGAAATACTAGAAATATTAGAGTAATTAAAGACATTGAAATTCCTCCAAATGATTCTCTAGTCATTATTGATGGTAGATTAGTCCTAGAAAGGACTGCTATTATCACTGACTCTATTGTTATTCAGGGGCAGCAAGATGGATTAGTTGACATTAATGGTTGTGATTATGATGAAAACACTGGCATCACAACAGTTTCTACATTACAAGCACATAATTTCCAGGTTGGTGATGAGATTACTATGAGTAATCTAAGATTTACTTGCACTCCAGGAAATTATGGATTGACGACAAGTATTTTCCCAAATCCACAAAGGTCATTTATTGTTGACGAAGTTCCAAATGCAAATACATTTGTGACTGATTCTGGAATTGCATTAGGAATTCCACATACATTTGTACCTGCAGCGCACACATTTGCTGGTGCAGATACAGGCGCAATTACAGTAACTGCAGGTCCTGGAGGACCATTCACTCCAACTAACGCCACATATGATGGAGCAACTGGAGCTTTAGTACTTACTATTAATAATCATGGTTTAACTAATGGAAATACTATTAGAATTGCTGATGAGTCAATTTACTTTAAGTGTAGCACTGATAATTTTGTAGAAAAAACTGGATATCCGAGACCGACTGATCCTGCATCGGGTACAGATTTAACGGTGCAAGATGCAACGTTAAATACATTCAGAGTTGATGTTGGAACATCTCCAACAGGAGGAAGAGCAGCTCCTCTTCAAATGGAATTTATTTGCAGCATCCTAGAAAATAGCACCACCTAATAATTATGGTAAGATATCTATCCGGACGTACCAGAACAACAGATTCAAATAGATTAACTGATGATAGATATGAATATCTATCATTAAGTGATGCTGAACCTAATCTTGGTGATCCAGTAGCACCTGGAGACGTGCTGCCTGCTGGATTGCAATATCAAATTATATCAATTGAAGGATATCCGGGAGAAAGATATTGGGTTCCTCGCGGTGGTGGAATTATTCCTGGATCAATCAGTGTATATGATGAAGGACTTTTAGTTGGAGGAATTAATAGTACAACACAATTAAATTTTGTTGGTAATGGGATTGAGGCAATAGGAAGTAATACTGGAGTACCTAATCCAGGTATTGGTATAACTATTGCATTTACTCCTCCTGGAGTTGATGGGCAAGTATTATATAAAGATTCTGGAGATTTTGCAACATCTTCCGGGTTGACATTTGATGCGGGAGAAGAGTATCTTGGAATTGGAGGATCTATATCTGTAGGTGCAGATGGTAGTATATTTAATGCATCATCGAATAATTCTGGTATTGTTAGCGTAGGTATTAATACAGCAAGACCATCACATACGTTAGATATAAATGGTGATGTTAGAATAAGAGGGACAATCGTTGACTTCAATGGTAACGAAGGAACTCCTTCTCAACTTTTAACTAAGAATAATTTTGGTGGACTGACCTGGATAGATTCTGGTTCTCTTCCATCTGCTGCTGGTGGTTATTATAGAACAGTTCAGTTCCATAATAACGTTGGTCTGGTTGATGGTGCTCTAGAGTTTGTATACAATGATGTTCAGGGATCTGTAGGTATTGGTAGCACTATTCCTAAAACTGGTAAGCGTTTAGATGTTTTAGGAGATTCTCTATTTACTGGCAACATAGAAATTGTTGGAGTTCTTACTGCCACTGATTTAGAAAGTACAAATCTTGGTGTATCTGGAATTGCTACTGCACAGGAACTGACTGTCTTTGGAGGTGCTGGATTCGAAGATATTGATGCTAGACATGGTGATTATACTGGAATTGTAACAGCAGCAAAATTTATTGGTGATATTGATGTCGTTGATTTATTTGTTACTGGTATTGCAACTTTTAATAACATTGGGGCGACTGGAATTATCACCACAAACCAGTTGCAAGTTTATAATAATGCAACAGTTAGCAATTTAACGGCAACTGGAACAGTAAACATTCAGGATTTCCTAAATGTTCAAAGTTTAAGAGTTACTGGTGTATCTACTTTAGGAAATATTAAAGTAGAGAACAGTACATTATCTACTAATGGCGGAAATATAATTATCAATTCTGGAGGTGGAGGAATTCTTCAAGTCATTGATCCATTATATGTTGATGACAATACAGAATCTACCAGTTCTGGTACAGGATCAATCATTACTCTTGGTGGAGTTGGAATTGCCAAGAATTTGAATGTAGATGGTGAAGTAAAATTAGCAACTAATGGCGGAATCACAACCACTGGTGGTGATCTTTATGTTGACGGTGATTTATATGTTACTGATGATGTATTTTACGATGAACTCAATGCTAACAGAGGAGAATTTGTAGAATATCTTCAAACAGATGATTTTTATGTAACTGGAGTATCTACTTTCTTAGGAAATGTCTACATGGATGGTAGAGAGATTGGAATCTCTACCTTCATAGATAACAAGACAGTATGGGATCTAAGAAATAACGATCCGTCTACTCATGATACGAGTAGTGTAGTATCTTTATCTGCTGCTTCTGCATTTGTTTGGAACAATGAAGATGTTTCAGGAATTAACACCACTCTAACCATCACCGGTTGGTGGGATGATAATGCATATATTGATAACAGATCCGCTGATGGTAAGATTATTTTTAGAACTGGATTTACAGAAGGAGGCGCACAACAATCAATTCCAGATTTACTAATTGATTCTACCGGAAATATAGGTATAGGCACAGACACTGCATCAACTAAGATGCAGATTGCTGGGGATGTAACTCCATCTGAAGATAGTGTATATGATCTTGGACAGCCTGGACTTCGTTGGAATACTGTTTATGCGTCAACTTTAAATGGAACTCTAACTGGAACTGCGGACAATTCTAATACTGTTCTGACTACTACGAGTAATGTCAACTCTTCTTTATATTTGACATTTGTTGAAAGTGATAATAGTCCTGGTGCATTTGAGCAGGTATTTACTGATGTTGATTTAGCATATAACCCATTCACTAACACTCTAAGTGGATCAAATGCTTTATTTACAAACCAATTTACTGTAGAAGGAAATTCTTCTTTTGGCAATGCTACTACAGATACTGTAGCGTTTACTGCATCTTTAAGTAGTGACTTTATACCAAATCAGGATGATGTAAGAGATCTTGGAAGTAATCTATTTAGATATTCGGAAGTACATGCTGTAGATTTCTTTGGAAATGTTAATGGAACTGCTAGCAATGCTAATAACATTCTGACAGAAGAAAGCACAACTAACAGCACTTTCTATTTGACATTTGTTGACAGTAATAATAGTCCAGCAAACTTTGAAGCGGTTAAGACGACTGCCGAACTTTCTTACAATCCAGGAACACAAGAATTAGTTAATAGTGGATCTATAATTTCTGGATCCGGATCTGGTGGCGTAGCATTAACTGTAAATGATGGTTATGGTGATGCAAATATTACGTTCAATCATAAAGACGGAATTCCTGAACAAGGAGGGAATGCGGCAAGAATTCAAGTCAATACGGATGCTTTTGGTTCTGCATACATTGATTTTGGCGTCAAATCAAATGTTACTGCTAGCGTAGCGGTGACTCCGGATTATGTAATGAGAATTTCTGAAAATGTTGTTAGACCATTTGGAGATGCTGTTATCGATTTTGGTACGTCATCGTTGCGTTGGAAGGATGTTTATGCAGAGAACTTCATTGGAAATGTTACTGGAACCACTGACAGTGCAAATGAAGTTCGAGTTACTGCTTCTACTTCCAATGCAGCTCATTATATAACTTTTGTAGATAGTAATAATGCTTCTCCAGGTGAATCTGAGGAGGTCTTTAGTGATACTAATTTACAATACAATCCAAGTACAAATATTTTAACAACAACAAATTTACTTGTCACAAATAATTTTGATGTAAACGGAAATACTGATATAGGAAATGCCGCCTCAGATTTAGTTAGTTTTAATGCAACTGTTAATACAAATTTTGTTCCAAACGTAACTTCCACAGTTGATATTGGAACAAATTTGTTAAAATGGCGCACAATTTATGCAGATACATTTGATGGAACATTTTCTGGAACTGCAGATAGTGCGGAGCAAATTTTAACTTCTAGTTCAGATACAAATCAAAACTTCTTTTTAACCTTTGTAGATAGTAATAATGTAACTCCAGATTTTGAAGATGTATATACAGATGCTAATATTACATATAATCCCAATACCAACACTTTATCTGCATCTAATTTATCTATTAGTACCTTATTGAGTGTACAAGGAAATACTAACCTAGGTGATACAATCTCGGATGAAATTGCATTTAATGGTTCTTTAACAACGAATATACTTCCAAATGCAGATAATACATTAGATCTTGGATCATCTACACGCAGATTTGCAAACGTATATGCAAACCAATTTAATGGAGCATTTGCTGGAACTGCAGATAGTGCGAATGAAATATTAACACAGCAAAATGGTGCAGATTCTGAATTCTTCCTTACATTTGTAGATAGTAATAACGCTTCACCAGGACAAAATGAATCTTTATTTACAGATTCTAATATTACATATAATCCAAATGACAACGCACTAACAATACCAAATATTAATGTTAGTGGAGAGTTAAGTGTAATTGGAAATACTACTTTAGGTAGTGATACTTTAGATTATGTAATTATCAATGGTGGAGTACAAAGTAATGTAATTCCATTCACAGATTCAACTTATAATATTGGAAGTGATGTTATTAGATTTGCCACAATTTATGCAGATGCTTTTAATGGAACATTCCAAGGAACTGCGGATGGATCATTACAAATTTTAACTCAATCAAATTCTACTGATTCTTCTTTCTATCTGACGTTTGTTGAAAACAATAACTCTTCTCCAGGAGCACTTGAAGATGTATATACAGATCTTTCCATAACATATAATCCTTCTACAAATACTCTTTTATCATCTAATATTAGTGTTTCTACATTACTTAATGTTAATGGAAATACTGATTTAGGAAATGATTCCAATGATACTGTTACTTTTACCGCGAGTATTGATAGCGATTTTAATCCTTCTGCAGATTCTACCTATAATATGGGTACTAATTTGAATAGGTGGGCGACTATATATGCAGATACTTTTAATGGAGCATTCCAAGGAACTGCAGATACCGCAGATCAAATATCACTTCAAGATATTACAACTGATGCTTCCTTCTATCTTACATTTGTAGATCAAAGTGCTGATGCATATAAGTCGGTATATCAAGATGCTGGAATAACATATAATCCTGCTACAAATATATTAACGACTGATAATATAACGGTATCTACACTTGCTACTTTTAATGGAAATACTATTTTAGGAAATGAGGTAGGAGATACAATAACATTTGGAGGAAGAGTAAATTCTAATGTACTGCCTGATGCAGATAACACTCATGACCTTGGTTCTGTAGGTTTAAAATGGTCAACTGTTTACGCAGATACTTTTAATGGGACATTCCAAGGAACTGCTTCTAGTTCCACACAAGTTCTTGTTACTGATAATTCAGGGGCATTTACTTATGGGATGTTATTTACCCAGGGCAATAACGCAAGTCCGGGAAATCAAAGATCTCTTTACACTGACGCTGAGATTACATATAACCCTTCTACAAATCTTTTACAAACAACTAATATAACCACTACGGGATTTCTGTATTCGCAAGGAAATGCAGTATTTGGTCAAGCATCTACAGATACAGTTCTATTCAGTTCTACTATTAATAGTAATTTTATCCCAACTACCAGTGGTTCTTTTGATTTAGGTTCTTCTTCTTTGAAGTGGGGAACAGTTTATGCAAATAGTTTCAATGGAGTTTTCCAAGGAACTGCCGATGTTGCAGAACAAGTAAATATTGGAACTAATCAGACAGATACTGATTTTTATCTAACATTTGTTTCCGAAAACAATTCTCCTCCTGCGGCAGAAACCATTTATACTGATAGCCAAATTAGATATAATCCTTTTAACAATACACTTCAAGTATCAAATCTTGATGTAACTGCAGATCTTGAAGTTCTTGGTAATACTATCATAGGTAACACTACTGGAGATACATTATCAATTGTTTCAACTGTTACCAGTAATTTTGTTCCAAATGTTGATGTAACTTATGATTTAGGTTCTTCTTCTTTGAAGTGGGGAACAGTTTATGCAGATACTTTTAATGGAGCATTCCAAGGAAATGCAGATACCGCAGATCAAATATTAATAGGAACAAATGGAACCGATGCAGATTTATATCTGACATTTTCCCTTGATTCTAATGATGGTGCTCCAGATTATGAGAGTTTATATGCTGATAGCGGATTAAGATATAATCCCTTTACTAATCTCTTAACAACAGAAAATCTCACTGTAACATCTACTACAACTCTTGGTAATGCCTCTAATGATCTGATTAACTTAGTCGGTTCAGTAAATACAAACATAATTCCTTGGCAAAATACTACTTTTAATTTGGGATCGGCAACAAACCGTTGGAATACTGTATATGCAACTACATTTGATGGCACTTTCCAAGGAACTGCTAGTCAGACAGACCGTATTTTAACAGAAGAAAGTATAACAGGAAGTTCACATTTTCTTACTTTTGTTGATAGTAATAATACTACTGGTTCTTATGAACTTGTTTATACATCTTCTGGAGTATCATATAATCCTGGAACAGAAGTTCTTTCAGCAACATCAATTGAAGCAGACACTTATGTTTCTGCTGGTGTAGGTTCTGGTGATGTTTCTCTGACAGTTAATGATGGTGATGGAAATGCAAATGTAACATTTAATCATAGATCAAGAACTCCAGATCAAGCAGGAAATTCTGCAAGAATCTTTACTAACGTTGATGCTACTAGTGGTGCTTACCTAGGATTTGGCGTTAAGTCGAATGTTTCTGCAAACACAATCCAAAGTATTACGAGAATTGCTAGTGTAACAGAAGATGGTTTCATGCCATGGACTGATAGCACATATGATCTTGGGTCAACTGTTGCTGCATGGGATAATATTTATGTTAACAGTATAAATGGAACTGCAATTAATGGAGGTGGAGGAATTGGAGGATTTGAATCTGGAACAAGAATGATATTCCAGCAATCAACTGCTCCAACTGGATGGACTATTGATGCTACATATGATAATTATGCAATTCGTATAGTTGATGGTTCGGTTGCAGTAAGTAACAGGACAACTAACCTTGACTTTACTAGTGCTTTTGCGAACAGGACTGTTCCTCTACCAAGGCACCAACACACCGGCACATCAGATGACTCGGATACAGAACACACCCATACTGGAACTACAAATAATCAAAATGCCAGCCACGCTCACGGCGGTAGTACTGGCAATGACGCACCAGACCACGCACACGCTGTAGGTGGTATTCCTAGTGGCAGTGTTGAATATGGTAATAGAGGTGGTAATGCTGCAAGTAATAATAGAACAACTATTGGTACAGGTGGAGCAAACCTTAGACACGTACACGGATTTGGAACTGGTCTTCAGAGCTCAAACCATGCTCATACATTTACTACAAGTGGGGATAGTCAACCACACTCACACACATTTGATTCGAGTTTCCAGGGTGTTACTGGAGCAACAATCGATATGAGAGTCAATTATGTTGACTTCATTCTTGCACAAAAGACTTAATTTAAAAGGATAAAAACTATGAGAGAAATTTACGCTAATCAAAATACATTTACTCTTGCTGTCGATAATTACTTTTTTTATAATCTTAATGATGAATTATCTTTTATGCCAGAAGAAATTCATGAAGTAAGGTGGAATGGCATTAGTGGAGAAGTGCGATATGATGATGGGAGAGTACAAGAAATTACAGAACTTAATAATATAGATCAATATATTTCTATTTTTGATAAATTGAGATCGGAAGAATTAGCATCAAGACCAACAAGACAACGTGATCCTTCCATAGAACCTTGGTCTAAACCAGAACCAGAACCGGGGGTAGAAGAATATGATGTGGAAGAATGGTTGAGACAATGGAATGAGGATAATCCTGCACATCCTATCACTCATGATGAAGAAGAATTAGAATCTCCTACTCCACCAACTCAGGAAGAAATTTCTGTTGAGTTTAGAAATACGAGAAATAATTTATTGCTTGCTAGTGATTGGACTCAACTTGCAAATTCTCCTTTAACTGATTCTGAAAAGTTAGCATGGGAGTCATATCGACAAGAATTAAGAGATTCTCCAGAAACAATTGATTCTTCTTTATGGGAATCGATGATGTTTGATGAAAATAATTTAAATTGGCCTACAGAACCTTCATAAATTATTATAGTAAGTGTAACCATTATGAGAATTGAACAAGGAACATTTTGCCCTTTAATTCAGGGACCATGTAAAAAACTTGAATGTGCCTGGTTTACTAGAGTTGCTGGAACCAATCCAAACACTGGAGAACAAGTTGAAGAGTGGAATTGTGCAATTACTTTGGTTCCAATGCTTCAGATAGAAACATCTCAATCAATGAGAGGAGCACAAGCTGCTACTGAATCTTTTAGAAACGAAGTTGTTAAAGCGAACCAAGAGAATCAACAACTTTACATTCAACAATCTATGAATAATGCTAAGAAGATCGCTCCTCTGAATCAACCAATAAATACTAACACTAACATTTTAGGATATTGATTAGAAATGATAGATACAACGAGTCCTTCTAGTCCATATATGAATACTGAAGAAGGTTTTGAAATTATTGAACCTTTAGTAGTTGATCTAAATCCTACCGTTGAAACTATTCCTACTCAATCTGTAGATAATTTAGAAGTTTGGGATGCGTGGCAAAAACTTAGAGTATTTAGAGATGAAAGGTTGGCAAGATCTGATTGGACTCAACTTAATGATGCACCTTTAACAGATGCCGAAAAAGTAAGTTGGACAACTTATAGGCAAGAACTTAGAGATCTTCCATCTATAATATCTGATCCTCAACCTCTGAACGATGATCCAAACCACAGCAGTTGGCCAGTAGCACCTTCAAATCCGTGGTTCCATTGACTTGACAGCACTTGCAGCAGGTGCTATAGTTAATAGGTACACGACACTACTTCGCACATGAACGAGTACGTTGAAAAAGTTGTTATAGACGTTCCGTCTAAAACTTTTCGTTTATATAGTGACCTTGGTGATGAAAAAAATATTTCATGTGAAACAACAGCGCAGTTTATGGACATACTTAAAATTTGCACAGACCGACTAGAACATAATCAAATTGAGTATTCAAAGATTTAAAT